CGGTCACAAGTGACCGATATGTCTACGAAATTTTGCGACCCGAGAAATAGGTTTCACTTGCACCTGTTTGAATAGTCCCGGCTTTATTAATCAATGTAACGTAGAAGCTGATCTCATCGCCCTTTTGAAGCCCAACCACCCCGCTGTAAATTGTCCCACCAGCCGTGTCGTTGAGGGAATCAACCCCCCCGTGGGACTCTTTGAATACTGAGGTGTCTTTTTTAAGGGTGAGAATACACCCCGAAGCTGGACCGGAAGTAACGTTAATTTTTATCGAAGCGCTGAACTCATAAGTTCCGTTCCCAGGAGCTGTAAATTCGTAATTAGTTTCATCGTAGTGACCACCGTAATCGTGACTCTCATTACCAGCCTTGACCAGAGTTAGAGTGTCCTTTGAAAGTGCTGTGACAGACGCCCCATAAGCCATGAAACTGACTGGCTCCTCGGTCAAAGAAACGTCATCGAAATACCCGACATTACCAGGGCTGGCGTCTCGTCGAATCCGAACGGTGGCAAATGCCGCATCGCTTGGAGGGCTAACAACCCCACTGATATTCACCCAAGCCCCCGTACTAGGGGTGGCATTGTAGACGTTTGTGGATGCCGTACTGCACGCTGAACGGTCTGACTTGAACCAGAACACGTCCACAACAACATCAAACCCACCGCTCAAATAGACCCACGCAGCCGCGCGGTACGGCTTGTTGGAGTTCACGGGTATCTTTGACGAGGTGAGGCTAGCGATGGTGGACGTGTTGAGGGCTTTGGCGGAATACCGACCGCTATGGATCTGAGTTGTAGATCTTTCCAAGTCAGTCCCGACTACGCCGCTATCCACGTCCCACGCTGGAGGCGCGTCGCTGGTATCAGGCCAGATATCAAAACCAGGATTCCAGAGCAGAATGATTCCGGGGGCGATGGCTTCTTTGTTTATCTGCTCTGCCGAAACATTACCGATTTGCCTAAGATCTGAAACCGAAGAAATACTCGAACCCCCGGCTACCGCCAATCCTAGCCGGATCTCGGACGGTCCTAGGCGAGGTTCGGGGTCTGAAGTCGCAACGTCGGTAACAATAGGCTCACCGGTCAAACCGTTTATTCCAACGTAGTTGTGCCGGTTGGCTATGGCAGTAAAACCCATTTGGGCAGCTAGCCCGATGGGGAATTGCCCCCCTGCAGAAGCTGAGCCCGCCTCAATAGTGCCTTCTAGCCCCGACCCAGCACCCACGACTAAACCAGCACCAACGGAGTTAACGCCCATCAGCCCATTGCTTATGGCATCCAACAGGCTTCTCGGCATCATGGTTTCGAACTGGCCAGCAATCTGGGACGCTAGAGAGGTCGAAGGGGGAGACGTTTTGGTGGCGTAGACTAGGTCAAAAACAATGTTAACCGAATCGCCTAGAGGGGTAATCTCTCGGCCCACAATCTCAAACTTAACCGATGAATCGAGCCCGTCGAGCGCCAATTCAGGGCTGAGAAAAACGTCATTGTCCAGGCTAACCAAATCCCCAATTTCGAGGTAGGCAAATTCCAGAGTAGTGGTAATCCGAATGGCTGGAGCGGTGTTAGAAAACCGCGTCAAAACGTAGTCACAAAAATCGTAGGTTGCAGTAAGATCCCAGACCTTGTTACCCCACTCGGCCTCCCCGGACTGGTTACCGAAGAAGGGGCGAGTCGCAACGCTACTCATGGTGATGTATCGAGGATAATATTCAACAGAAGATGTAACGTCCCCGTTGGCGGCGTATATTCTGCCATAATACTGATTCGTGGCAGTAAAGGTGCCCGTGGCTTTAATGACCTCTTGCCGATGCAGCCAGTAGACGGGACGATCGGCAGACGGGGCTTCGGTGCTTTGACTGGTCAACAAATTTTTGACGCCTGCAAACCCCGGAACGATATCCCCCGCCTGTGGCGTGCCCCCGTTTTCGTAATAGTTCGAATAAGGGGCAAGGTAGAGAACGGGAGTCTCGTAAGGCTGTTCTTCGTAGTTGGTGATAGAAGTGCTGTCTTTACGAACAAAGCGCTGAGGCCCGGAGTTCCTAAAGGCGCAATTCATCTTGTTGTAGATGGGAACGTCCGTCTCAACCTGCTCGAAATCAGAGTAGTCGTCAGTGGTAAAATGCTTAACAACAGCCTCGGATGCATCAAAGTGCTTGAGGGCAACCTTACCCGCTGTGTTGACGAACATGGACGTACGCGTGAGCCGCAAAACCTCATCAACAAACGGAATGAAACGCAGAACGTGATATGTCCAATCGTGGAGATACGACGTGCTTGCGGCATTGTTGGGTGACGACATTTCGTAATCCCAGAACATGTCGTTCTCAAAATCGCTACCCGTCACCATGCTCGAAAAGCAGTAGTGTGAAATATCTGCCGAGTAGGTCGAGGGAGTGAAAGACGTGGAGTCGATATCGCCCGAAGCCACCCCAGAGTCCTGAAGCATTTGGTCAACGATCTCGAAGGGGTGTTTGTTGTAATACGTTCGAAAATTTTTCTTGTCTTTAATCATCGATTCCAAGGCTTGAACCTTGATGATGATTTTACCCTCTGCCGGTTGTAGGCGAACGATAGGCCCTTTGAAGATAAGCTCGAACTTAGACAGAGTAATCGAAGGTGTTCCCAGCTTGATCGTAACAATGCTGTTGAGAAAATTTTGGGTCGCTACCAAACCCCGAATTTTACCATCGTCGAGCAGCTCAAGGGAAAGCTCTGACGCCTGCACACTTCTTTCGATCGGATCAACCTGCTGAGTCACCGAAGTAATGGAGCTGAGCAGGGGATCGCCCGTAATGGACGCAACTAGACCGCCAGATGCCCAGTTGTGGAAATCCATGGTTGTGCCACTGAGGGCAATAGAGCAATGAACCACGGGCTCTACCGTGGCAGTCCGCATTGCTTCGAGCCAGTCTGCGTCGGGGCTACCTGCCATTATTCCCTCGACAAGAAAGGAGGCTGTTCAGCCATGCTAAATGTAAGTTGCCGCTCGTAAGGCCCGACCAACGGAAAATTCAACCCGGCATCGTCTAACAGCATCAACCGGGCTTCAGCCCCGCTGCTTGGAGTATCGATCCACACAAAAGGCCTGGTGCCTTCATTGGTGGCGTTGAACCAGTTATCGACCACTGTAATCTCAGCACTGTCACCCATGCCCATCGTTACGTTGCGAACCGCTTGACCACGATAAAAAACGTAGCGCTTAGTGAGTCCTGTTCGAGATTGGAAATCCGTGACGCCACTGACTTCGTTTTTGTTGTCCCAAGCCAAATCAGGGTTACGTTGTAGCTGGTAGCGAGCGCCAAGGAAAAACTCACCAAGCGCCGAATATCGCCCCACAACCACGAGCCGGATATATGCAACATCAGAATATCTTTGGGCAGTCCCGCCCGCGCTGTAGGTGCTTCCAGCTCCCGCAGAGTTGAGATTTGTGACCAACCATCTGCCCGTGTCCGTGGTTCCGGTAGAAACATGACGAGCTATTTCAATCTTATTGGAGGTAAAAGTGCTGTTGTCAGCAATTTCTACCAGAACATTACTGGTCCCGCTAAAATCGTGGTTCAGGAGAAGAAGCGTATCGACATCCACCGTAGTTGCAGCACCGCCCGTATAGATGTTGTAGAATTTCACATTCTCCACAGCGCCGCCGCTCGTGTAAGCGGTGAACCCGGTCGCATCAACGCCCAATAGCTTGAACGTGTTGGTCGTTTTGCCGGTTACTTCGTAGATGTTGTGTTCGTCGGGGTCGTAGTTCAGCTCAGTCATCCCGCCGATGCTATAGAAATAAACGAAGTCCCCGTTTGAGAAACCGTGACCGGTTGCCGTAATCTCACACGGATCCTCTTGCGAAGCACCCGAGACCGACCCTAGCACATTAGATGATTGAGTCTGCAAGCTCCCAATATCGTCACACGCTCTAGAAGCGGGGTAATCTGCGTCGGTTGCATCTGCGTCGGGATGAGCACCTCCCCAGGTCCATTTCGCTGTACTCAAGGAGCCAGACTGTAGGGATTGCACGACCATCATCGGCTTGTCATTAGCGAACCCTGCTATCTCGGCGGCTGTCAGAGCCGCTGCCGAATAAGCCATCAGTACATCCCCTGAGTGCGTAGCTCCCTAAGAGCCGGGACAATGTTCTGGCGAACGAACTTCTTCATCTCAGCCCGAGACGGGGGGAGCGAAGAAGATAGCTCGATGTTAAAGACCGGGGCTCCCCCCGGACCTCCCCCGCCTTGCGCGGCAGCCACTTCTTTCTTGCTCATCACATATTCGCCCGGCATTAGCATGGCCGGAACCGAGTCTCGATTTGCAACACCGCCAGTCACAAAACCACCCTCGGCCATATTAGAGAAGCCCATATTTATGAAGCCTTTGACCAGAGCAAACATTGCGGCGGCGGCGGCAGCCGCCATCGCTGGGCCAATAACTGGAATACTGGAAACAGAACTCGCCGCCCCCGCCGCTGCCGTCTTCGCGTAATTGATAACCTGCTCTTCCATGACGTCTAGGCCGATGTTGATAGACTCTTGAGCGGCACTTTTAAGCCCCTCAATCATGCGGCTTTGACCTTCTTCAGCGGCTTCAAACCCAGAGATAAAGGCATCCCCTATCGAAGCGCCCGCTTTTGCAAAGCGCATTGTGGTTTCTTCGGCCTCAGAGCGAAGCTCCTCTAGGTGTCGTAGCTTTTTCTGTTGAAGCTCTTCCTCTTCTTCCGCCACCTTGTTGGTGATCATAACCTGATAAGCAAAGCGAGCATCCGCCGCGTTTTTCACCGCGTCGTTGTAATCCTCTGTAGCTCTTTTGCGCCAATCCAAAATCTTTTTGTAATTCGCCAGCTCTTCGTCGGTCAGCTTTTTGCTGATCGTCCCTAACTTATCTGCCGCATCACGCGCCTTGTCTACGGAATCGGCTGTCGTGTAGATCTTCGTGTTTACGTTCATCACCGCGTCAGTCAGATTGTCGATCGCGCCCATGGCGGCAGCGCTTGCGTCGATGATGTTAGCCATTTCGCTGTCGATTTCGAGCGCTGTCTGCCCAAAGTCATCAGCCAAAGGGGCGATAGTTATGCCCGTAACCCACTCAAAAGCCTTCAGCACCGCGTTATTCATTCTGATAAAACCAGAAATTAACTGGTTGCCAGTCATCAAAATGGCTTTCCACGTCAAAGCCACCGTTGTGCCGAAGCCAATAACCGCCTGCCCCATCCACCCCATGATAGGGATCACGACTTGGGCCACTTGTTTGGAGTTTCTCATGAAATCTTTGTAAACCGGCATGAAGGCTTTTCGAAGACTCACAATAGAGTTAGCCATAGACTCCATTGCCTTGGTGAACATCGGCTGAGTGGTCTCGGCTATGTCTCGCAAAAGACCATCAAAAGCCAATTCCATACGAGTCAGAGCATCGATAAATTTCTCGGCCCCTTTCGCGGCTGATTCGCTCATGACGCCACCAAGGCGCTCCGCATCCCTCCCGACCTCTTTCAGAGATTCAGATCCCAGAGATAAGAATTGCGACATCTGGGCACCACTACGCCCGAACAAATCCATCATCAAAGCAGTCTTCTCGATGGTCGAAGGCATTGTCGCAAATGCGTCAGAAACTTCCATCATGAGTTCTTCGGTTTGCTTGAAAGACCCATCGTTGTCACGCACAGAAATACCTAATCGAATAAAGGCTTCCTCGGCAATCTTAACACCGTTCACCGCGTCGCGAGCCGTTCGAGCAAAACGAGTCAAAGCGCCCCGGTTTGCTTGCATGCTCGTTCCGCTTAGCTGCATAGCGTGGTCGAATTTTTGATAAGCATCGGTGCTGAGATTAAGGCGCTGAGCGCTCTTGATCATCGTATCGCCGAAGTTTGCGACCCTTTTATTCAGGATAAAAACAGCGGCAGCGGCTCCAGTAATAGCCCCGGTAAGAACCGCAAAAGGCTTCCAAGATTTTTTGAAAGTCTTTATGATGTCATCGCCGCTTTTACGTAGTTTCTTTGCTTGCTTATCAGCCTTCGTCAAAGACTTCGACATCTTATCCTTCAGGATGAGCGTGATGCCGACTTTGCGTTCCGACGCTGCCATTGTTCTCGCTCCCTTTCAGACTTCTTATGCCCTTCCAGCTCGATTTTGCCTTTGAGTTCAATACACATATTGAAAGCCTCTAAGACATAGGCTGGTTGCTCCATCAAATCCGACCCGCCCCACGGCAAAGCCCCAAGCTCTTTGAACTCGCCCCACCACTGTAAGATCTCCCAGACTTGATCAGTGATTTGGCTAAACGGGCACCGTCTTAGTGACGGCATCCATTCCCAGGCGATGTTCTCATTATCCTCCGTGTCGCAATTTCGTATCTTCCGATACTTATCGCCCTCTTCGTAGTCTTCGCCCTTACATCGTGAGCATCCCCACTCTTTTGTCTTCGAGTCACCGCTGAAGACAAGACGCAGAGCGATCTCTATTTTTTTCTCAGTCCACCCTTCAGCACACTGATCTCGGTCAGAGCCGAAAACACCTCATCGATGAAAGCGACTTCTGCCTGGTCAAAAAGGTCTTCGCCTGTGGTGACAGGACGCCCTCGGATATCTTCGTAGTTTGTGACAGAAACCACTCGCTCGTTAATGATGCGTTCCACAACCTTGTCGAGGTTGTTTTTCTTACTGTTCACTGCCCGAGTGTACGATCGAAACTCTCCCCCCGTCATCGGAAGGATTGAAACAGTCACCTGCTTCTCTTCGGGTAGATCTCTATTGTCACCGTGTTCCGGTACGTAAAGCACCGCGTCTTCTTCATTCATCACAGACATGTTTTTCCCCGTGTGATTGGTTAGCTAGGGTCTTGGTTCCACAAGAGCTTAAACTCGTCCAGCGTGCTGGAGTCGCCTAGAGCCGTAAACGGAATGTTCAAAATGGCTTCTTCGGCTTCTGGAACATCGATAGCTCCGAAGTCGAGTTCCGCATTCAGTATGTTCAAAACGACCACTTGACCGGTAACGTTTCCAAACTCTACAGAAATCTCGAAGTCAGCAGATTCGCCGGTAAATGCCGGATTGGCCGTGGCACTCAATTGAACGTAGCGCTGAGAAAAGCGCTTAATGAGGTCCTTGCGAGCGCGGATAGTCACCGTGCCAGAACACGTCCGGTATCCTGCCACAAAATCCTCGGTGCCTTTTGTGAGTGCTTGATCGCTAAAGGGTTTGACACCGTTGGTCATTGTGAACTCGATGCCCGTGATAGGCACCTCCGCGCCCCCCAAAGTAAGCTGACCACCGATACCGTTAACAGGCGGCTGTGCCGAAGTTGTCTCGGCGTAAGTCTCGGGGATGATCGCTTCGTCGTTGGTATATGTGCCACTTTTAACAGTAAGCGTATCCACCGCAGTTTTTGCCGTCACGATGGTAGAGCCGCCGTTAATATCGATGCATGAACCCACCATGAAATTAACACCGTCCCCGGTGACAAGAGGCACCGAGGTAGTCGTGACCGACGAGGCTGCGTGAGTCGTGCCTGTACCGGTTAAGGCGTAGTTAAAAGCCCCGCCACTGAACGAGATTTTAGGCTCTTCGCCGCCGGATGCAGAAATAGACATTTCCTCAACCCACGCACCAAACAAGTCCTCACGAAACACACCGTCAGCCGTTCGCGCAATTCGACAAGTAGGCAAGTCGTTTACGCTCGACAAAGTATAGCCGTCGGTTGGGGTACCAAACGTCCCGCCCATCGCTGCTTCAATCAAAGGATCGATGTCTGGCGCTGCGCCGCTCTTCGGAAGAAGATAGCTTTCACAGCTCCAGCTAATTTCTTGCTTCCCCGTGATCCGCTCCAAAACCGCCCGGCTTGCTCGTGCATCCATTCGAGGATTTCTCGCAACGGTAAACTCAATCGACGAGGATAAGACCTTGGCAGCGTCGCCGCCCGCCAGAGCTTTTTGGTTATCCGTCCCGTAGCGCCCACCCGGATAAGCCGCGTCTTCTTTGACGGAGAAGAACCGTAAATTCCTGCCCAACGCATGATCTGTTGAAGTTCCCATTTTCAGCTCTCCTCTTCAATTTTTGTCGTAGTTTTCTTTTTCGGCTTAGCTTTTGGTTTGGCTGGTTCAACAGTAACGAACAAACCACCGCGCAAAGCCTCTTCGGCTGTCTTCTGGTCGAGGTCTAGGACATCGCCCACCTGGACCTTAACATCGCCAAATTTTACAGGGTTGGCACCCATAAATTTCACCTTCATCCCAACCTCCTACGATTGTCCGCTGGTTCTCATGTAGGCGACCTCAACACTCAAGACCATCGACCCCTCGCCAATTGCGCCAGGCGCACCTTCGTCTGTCTCTGCTGAGACTACCGTGGTTGAGATTGCTTTGGAACCTCGCGTTGTGTCCACGCTCAAAACTGCAATCACATCATCGAGCAAGTTGTTCAAAGCCGTGGCGCGTGCCGATTGCGTCTGCCCGACGATGTGGCAAATCAATTGAACCGGCAGAACCACTCGTATCTGGTTGCCTGGCAAATACTGCAAGGACTCAGACGTTGGCACGTACCCAATCCAAGGCTTGAGCGAAGCCGGGACATCCGCCCACGTCTTTGCTTCGCCCTCCACCGTCACAACCGTTGTGTTGTAGCCGTTGCCGGTCGTGATGCCCGCGAGCGTCGTGCTGATGCTGCTTAAAATGCTTGTGCGTGCCGGTGTTCCCATCAAGCACCACCCGGAGCTTTGGGCACGCGAACACGGAGCATAGCTTTGGTCACCGAGTCGCCGACAAGGCTTTGGATCTGTGGGGCGACCTTGTTTTCGGCCCACGTCAGATAGCCAGATCCCTCTTGCTTAACCGAAGCTCGCAAAGCGTATTGCGGGATGTACTTGTCTCTTTTACGTAGGCCCAAGAGACCTTTAACGCCAGGCTTACTGCCAGGCGGAGCCGGAATAAAAACCAGCTCTTCGGCACCGCTCCAATTCGACGGACTACACACCGTTTCCGCTCTATCCGTCAAAGGAACCGAGAG